CTGGAACGGACGCCATACGCTCTCGAAAGTGCGGGGATTGAAAACCGTGAACGCCATGAAGTCCACAGGGTTCAGGCTCTGCTCCGAATAGTCGAAGCCACCTTTCGAGTCGCTCACTTGTGGGTCTTCCTTCTGCTGCTGAAGCATTTTGCTTGTGCGCAGGCGGGGAATGGATACTTTCTTCGCCACATTCGGGATAATGTGGATAAGTCCCTTGCCCACTATCTCGTTGTTGGTCGTCGCAACGGTAAGGAGCTGCTCCAGCACCTCGCCATTGTAGTTGGTGTTTTTAATATTGATTGCCATTGTTTATGAAATAATTATTTACAGGTTTTACTTTCCGTGATATTTGTCGCGGATCTCACGCTGGCGCTTCTCCCAGGGACTCTCATCACCAGGATTGCCACCCTGCAGGGTGTCCCTTACCATTTTCTTTGTTGGCAAGGCTGCCAAAGCCTTCTTGCCGTCCTCGGGGTGCTCCTTCAGCAGGTTCTCATAGACGGGGCGTGTCTCCGCATTGATACGACCGTCTTTCTCTGCGGCATCGAGCAGAGCCTTGCGCGCTGCTGCCGCCGCTGCCTCTGCTGCATCCTCAAAGTCCTTCAACTTTGCCTTCAGCGTGTCATTCTCCTTGCCGATACTGTCAGCGCGCCCGGCAGCGGTTTCCAACTGGTCGAGGCGTGCCAGCACGTCGGCCTCCGTCGCGCAGTCCTTGAACTGCGGACGTTTTTTCAATTCTTCAATGTTCATGTCCGAAATGTTTAGTGGCTCATTGAGCCGGTTGTTAAATATTGCATATATCTGTTCTGGCGTACTGTCCTCCGGCACAGGGTCTGCGTCGTAAATGCCGTCAATCAGCCCGAGGCTAAGGGCTTCGTCTGCCGTCAGCCAATGGTCAGTACCGTCGAAATAGGCAGCCTTTACCGCCGCCGTATCCTTGCCCAGTCGCTCGGCATACATCTGGCACAGCGTGTCTTCCAGACTCTCCATCTGCTCAAGCACCTCCTTCAGGTCTTTCTTGTTGCCGTAGCAACCGCCACTCACGCTATGAAGCATCAGTCGGGCATAGCGGCTCATATATACCGGCTTCCCGCAAAGGGCTATGACGCTCGCCATAGACGCTGCCACACCATCTACATAGAGAGTGATGTTCGCCTTGCTTGCACGCAGGGCGTTGAAGATGGCTATGCCGGTATAGACCTCGCCGCCGACACTGTTGATACGGACATCAATATTCTTGTATGCCGATTCCGCCGCCATGAGTTCACGGGTAATCTGTCCGCTCGTCACAGCACCATAGTTGTCGCCTATGTCACCATACAGCAGGATGCAGCAGGTGTCTTCGCCGGGGATGATGTTGAAAAATCTATTCATTTGTCGTTGTCGTATTATTGTGGGTTCGCTTTACGATGCAAAGGTGGGGGATTTTTTACAAGTTTGCAAATCGCCTTTTTATCATACAATACTTATAATCAACTTATTACGATACAAAGTTTTATCATACGGACACGATTTGCAAACACCACAAAAACAAGCCACCTTTGCATTATATTTTTCAAATATGGCAAAGGAATTAAGCAACACACAGAAGAAGGAATGGGCAAAAACGCTCTATCTCAAGGAGAATCTCACACAGCAGGAGATAGCCGACCGTGTAGGGGTGTCCCGTGCCACGGTAAACCGCTGGATAGCCGACGGGAAATGGGAAGAGCAGAAGGCCGGACTCACGCTCACCCGTGAGGAGCAGGTGGCAAACCTCTACCGGCAGGTGGCTGAGATAAACAGGAAGATAGCCGGGAAGCCGGAGGGGGAGAGGTTTGCGAGCAGCGCCGAGGCGGACATCCTCGGCAAGCTGTCTGCGGCCATACGCAAGATGGAGACCGATGTCGGCATTGCCGATGTCATCAGCGTGCAGACAAAGTTCATCGAGTTCATGCGCCCCATAGACCTCGACAAGGCAAAGGAGCTCACGCAGCTTTCGGATGCCTTCATCAAGTCGCTCCTGTAAACATTAACATTCAACCCATCCGTATAATTATGAAGCAAGCTGACAGAAACGCACTGCTCGACTGGGAGAAGTACCTCCAGGACATCATGCGTGCCACACCTGTTGATAAGGAGATGAGCGTTGCCGAGCGTGAACGCCACCGCCTTTATCTGGAGGCGCATCCCATAGAGTGGATAGAATACTTCTTCCCCAACTATGCCAAGTATGAGTTTGCCGACTTTCAGAAACGCGCCATCCGCCGTATGATTTCGAACGATGAATGGTACGAGGTTCTCTCGTGGTCACGAGAGTTGGCAAAGTCCACCATTACGATGTTCGTCGTCATGTACCTCGCACTCACGCGACGCAAGCGGAGTGTTATCCTTACCTCCAACAGCAAGGACAACGCCATCCGGCTATTGACACCGTACAGGGGAAACCTTGAAGCCAACGGGCGCATCATTGCCTATTATGGCCGCCAGCAGTCCATAGGGGCGTGGGCCGAGGACGAGTTCATTACCAGGCAAGGGGTTGCATTCCGGGCCATCGGTGCCGGGCAATCGCCTCGTGGCTCCCGTAACGAGGCCATACGCCCCGATGTGCTGCTCGTTGATGACTTCGATACTGACGAGGACACCAAGAACCCCGACATCATTCAGAAGCGGTGGGAATGGTGGGAACAGGCACTTTATCCTACACGCTCCACCTCCGAGCCTACGCTCATAGTCTTTTGTGGTAACATTATCGCAAGGGACTGCTGCATAACCCGCGCTGGGGAGTTTGCCGACCATTGGGACATCATCAACATACGCGACAGGAACGGCAAGAGTACATGGCCGCAAAAGAACACGGAGGAACACATCGACCGCACCCTCTCTAAGATTTCCACGCTGTCGCAGCAGCATGAGTTTTTCAACAATCCTATTTCGGAGGGGGAGATATTCAAGCAGGTGGTATATGGCAAGGTGCCGCCGCTCTCCAAGTTCAAGTTCCTCGTCGTTTATGGTGACCCTGCGCCGGGCGAGTCGAAAGGAAAGAAGGGTAAATCTTTCAAGGCTGTCATGCTCCTTGGGAAGAGAGACAGCAAACTCTATGTCATCAAGGCACGCCTCGCACAGGCACTCAATGCCGAGTTTATCGACTGGTATGTGCAGCTGCTCGAATATGTGGCAGGGCGCAGTACCGTATATTGCTGGATGGAGAACAATAAACTTCAGGACCCGTTCTTCCAGCAAGTGTTCCGCCCGCTCGTCCGGAAGGTGCGCAAGGAGAAAAACATCACGCTCTATATTCAGGGCGATGAGGAGAAAAAGACAGACAAGGCAACGCGTATCGAGGCAAACCTTGAACCAATGAACCGCGAGGGTAACCTGATTCTCAACGAGGCGGAACGCGACAATCCGCACATGAAGGAACTGGAGGACCAGTTCAAGCTCTTCACACTCTCACTCAAATACCCTGCCGATGGTCCTGATGCCGTTGAGGGCGGAAACCGTAAGATTGACGAGACGGCACAGCGGGCTGACCGCCCACTCACACAGTCGCGAAGAAGTGTAAGAAACAGAAACAAATATAGATTATGAGCCAGTTTGTTGATATAAAGGACTATGATGCAAGCGTACACCGCGAAATCCTCGATGCGCTTGTAAGGGACGATGAGACACTCGTTGAGATTTGCGAGGACAGGGCCATCGCCGAGATGCGGGGCTACCTCTCCAAACGTTACGACTGCAACGCCATCTTCTCAGCATCGGGCGAAGAGCGTAATCAGCTCATCTTGATGATGGTCATTGACATTGCCGTCTACCACATATTCTGCATACACAACCCGCAGAAACTCTCACAGGTACGCAAGGACCGTTATGAGAGGGCGGTGGAATGGATGAAGGCTGTGGCAAACGAGGAGGTTTCCATCGATGGCGCACCGCTATTGTCGGAGGAGGACAGGGCGAGAAAATCGGCACTGATGTTCAAGAGCAACCGGAAACGAATAAACAGATTATGATATGAGCAGAAAGAATAAAGACCAAAATGAAAAAGGACGTATCACCGTCAGTGGCAACGTGCCCCGTCCGGGACAGCGGCAGCCCGCCATCATCCGTATCACGCAGCCCAAACGTTTCAACATCGACGCGGCTGATTTCATGAGCGCGGTCAAGGCTGCCGAGAATGTCGATTATGCACAGCGCTCGAAACTCTATGACCTATATACCGACATTCTGCTTGACACCCACCTGTCGAGTGTCATCGACAAGCGCAAGAACGCCGTGCTGTGCGCTGCCATAGAGTTCCAGCGGAATGGCATTTCCGATGACAATATTAACGAACAAATACGTTCGCCGTGGTTCTATCGTTGCGTGGCCGACATTCTCGACGCTCGCTTCTGGGGCTTCTCGCTCATGCAGTTCTTCAAAAACGGGGAATGGATAGACTACGACCTCGTGCCCAGGAAGCACGCGGATCCGGTGCGGAAGCTGATCCTGAAATACCAGACCGACATTCAGGGCACCTCATGGGACGAGTTTACCGACCTGCTCTTTGTCGGGAGCGGTACCGATCTCGGACTGCTTGCCAAGGCTGCGCCATGGGTTATCTATAAGCGTAACACCACCGCCGACTGGGCACAGTTCTCCGAGGTGTTCGGCATGCCTATTCAGGAGTACATCTATGACACCGACGACGAGGAGGCAAGAACCCGTGCATTGCAGGATGCCAACTCTATCGGCTCCCTTGCCACTTTCATTCATGGCAAGGATACCGAGCTGCAACTGCGCGAGGCGGGCAACAAGACTGGCTCTGCCGATGTGTATGAGCGGCTCGTAGAACGGTGCAACAGTGAGATTTCAAAACTGATTCTCGGAAACACCCTCACCACGGAATCGTCAGAGAAGGGTACACAGGCACTTGGTACGGTGCACAAGAAGGTGGAGGACAATGTGGCGAAGGCTGACCGCGAATATGTCCTCAACGTGCTCAACTATGATATGACCGACATCTTCTCACACATGGGCATCGACACCTCCGGGGGCAAGTTCTGCTTCCCTGAAAAGAAAGACGTTGATCCCAATACCGAGATGAGCGTCCTTACACAGCTGCATACGACATTCTCGCTCCCTATCGATGACGATTATCTCTATGAGAAATTCGGCATAGAGAAACCAAAGGACTACGACAGGCAGAAACAGCGTCAGGAAGAAGAAAGGAAAATCCGGCAGCAGGCAATGATGCAGCCAAAGGAGGAAGAGGAGGAAGGGAACACGGGCGAGGAGCAAAATCCAAATCCCAAAGGTAAAAGTGCCAAGTTGAAAGACCGTCTCCGCTCTTTTTTCGTGAAAGCCCCGCAGGACGGGGCTCGTTTAGACTGGTAGTCAATCATATCTACTTTGACGCGGACAACGCGCCGGCTTCCAGTCTGCAATTCGATGAAGAATTGCTGGTAAGGGCACTCGGCAACATCTACCGCAAGAAGTTCAATGTCAGGACGGAGATAGAGCCGTTGCTATATGGAGCCGTGAGCGGTATATTTCACCAGGCTGCCGATGAGGGCTTCCAGCCACGCACGGCACCTGACCCCGATCATGACTTCTACGAGCAACTGCGACACTCCGGCGATGTGTTCTCGGCTTTCAAGGTACATCGGGCACAGAACGATATGGCGGCGCGACTGCTCGACTCAAACGGTGTTCTAAAACCGTTCAACCAGTGGCTGAAGGAGGTCATGCCCATTGCCTCGCACCAGTGTGGGGCATGGCTCAAGACAGAATACGACACGGCTGTCATAAGGGCGCATCAGGCTGCCGACTGGCAGCAGTTCCGGCGCGAGGCTGATGTGCTGCCAAACCTCATGTGGATGCCCTCGACGAGCGCTCACCCCGGCGAAGACCATCGGCGATACTGGGGAACCGTTCGTCCCATAGATGATGACTTCTGGAACCATCACCGACCGGGCGACCGCTGGAACTGTAAATGCAGCCTATCCAACACCGATGACCCCGCTACGCCCATACCTGCCGATAATCCAGAACATCATAGTGGTGGCAATAACACTCAGTCAGGACTTAAAGGTAATCCANNNGTATTTCCCAGACTCTTGTGAGCATTGTCCTTTCTATACGCCGACAATATCCGATAGGTTACGTTATCCATTCCAAAACAGGAAGAAGCACTGTAATACCTGCCAATATGTAAACAAGCGCATTGAAAAGATAGC